GTGATCGCGGCCGCGCCCGTCGCGTCGGTTCGCACCTCCGCGCGGAGGGGCCCGACGCCGCGCAAGTAGAGCGTCTGGTTCCTGGGGCCGTTCTGAATCCAGCCTACTCCCCAGGTCCAGGCGGTGCCCCAGTTGTCAAAGGTGAAGGTCGCCACCTCGAACTCGTAGGCCGGCAAGACGAGCGGGATGAGCTGGTCGTCGAACAGGCCCCATTGAGGCCCCAGGTTCACCGGGCGCAGGATGCCCTTGAGCGGCTGGTTGAGCTTCCAGCGAGGGTCAGGGGCCGTGAAGGAGCCCTCGACGCCCACGACGGTCGCCGCCTTGCGCGAGTCGTTCGACACCTCGCGCGAGGCCCCGAAGTAGACCTCGATGTGCCTCGAGCCGATGTGGAGCGTGCGCCTGCCCCACATGAGACCCTTCATCTGGCTTTCGAGCTTCTGCTTGTGCAGCATGTCGTCGGCCGTCGCGTAGATGACGAGCGTTCCCTTGCGAGGCGTCATGGCCGTCTCGAGCGGGAACGTCGTCCAGACGCCGCCCACCGTCTCGGTCATCGTCGGCTCTCGGCCCGCGACCTCGCCCCAGTCGCTCTCTTGCCAGGACAGCAAGTAGGGCGTCGCCCCGTCGATGGGCGTCGTATCGAGGAACGCGCGCCCGTAGTCGAGGCCCATGATGACCTTGGGCGGTCCTTGCTCGCCACCAGAGCCTGATTGCGTCGCGTCGAGCACATCGAACGTGCCGGCGGTCTGGACCGTGTACCCGTTGGTCATGATGATCACGGGGTAGTCGATGGCCCCTTCGGGCACCGTCGCCTGGATGAGCGTCGCTGTCGCGTTTTGCACGTTAGCCGGCAGCAAGCCGATCATGACGAGCAGGTCGGCCGGGTTGAAGTTCGTGCCCTCGATGGTCACGAGCTCGCCCACTTTGCCCGCCATCGGTGTGACCGCCGTGATGAGCGGCGGCGACGCCTTGACCGTGAAGGTGCCGGCGCTCTCGGTGCTCTGATTGTTCACCGTGACGTGAATCTTGCCTGTTTGCGCGAGCTGGGGAACCTTCACGATGAGCTGAGTGGCCGTTGCGGACACCTTTTCGGCCAGCGGCCCCGAAGCCCCGCCAAAACGCACCTCAGCGTCGGCCGAGAAGTAGTTGCCTGTGATCGTCACCTGGGTTCCAGGCGGGCCTTCCGTGGGTGTAAACCCCGTGATCTGAGGCGGCTCCGGGTTGGGCGGGGGCAGTTGCGTGGCATCGCCCGAAGTCGTGATCTCGTAGAGCGCAACCGTCATGCGCTCGGCCTTCAGCGTGTGGTAGCCGGCCGACGAGGCCACGAGCGTCTGTTCGACGGGCGCGTTGTAGGCGTCCCAGGCGCTGTTCTCGTAGTCCGTCACGCCCGCTTTTGGGCTGAGCTTCCACATGCGAATATTCGCGCCCTCATCGAACTGGAAGCCCGTCACGTTCGCCTGGCGCAAGGGCAGCTCGTGATCGGCATCGAAGCTCTTGTTCATGACGATGAGGTAGAGCTTTTTGCCGTCAGCGGACTTCGCCGCGGCGAGGTGAATGTGCGGCACGTTGAACGCGCCGCCTACCGAGGGCGTGATCGACCAGCTGGGGCTATCGGGGCACGCAGCCGTCACGATCTCGTCGCCCCAGTTCTTCGCGAGCACGGCCAGGAAGCTGTACCAGGCGGTCTTGTTCGCCGGGTTGCCCTTGTAGAACAGCACCTCATCGGTGTTGTTCATGCCGTGCCACATGCAGAACGCATTGGACCAGGCATAGCCGTTGTTCATGCAGAACAGCAGCATGTCGAGGCCGTACATGGAGCCGCCGTAGCCTTGATCCTTGCTGGAGTACCACTTCGTGAAATGCTCGGTGTTGCCCCATTCGTAGGCGCTCGAGCCGCCCGGCACGTTGGCGTCGAGCCAGGCGCGAGCCGCCTCGAGCTTCGGGTACGCCCAGGCGCTCATGGAGAGCTTGGTCTTGAGCGTCATGCTCTTGGAATCGCCCCCGGGCAAGGGATACGACGGGTAATTGTGGGTGATGAACCCGTCGATTTGAAGCGTCGCGCCCGAGGTACCAGGCGCGACCTTGTTCCCGCTCGCGTCTACCCAGGCGTTGTCGCAAAGCGCCTTGAGGATCCTGGTCGGGTCGAGACCCTGGCCCCAGCCGCCGTTGCCGTCGAAGTGGAGGCCCGTGCCGGTGGTGAACATGCACTTGACGCCCAGAGGCCCGCCAGAGCGCGCTGCATCGGCCAGATGAATGGCATGTGCGAGCCTGGCCGCGTAGGTCGCGTACTCGCTGGGAGAACTCGCGAAATGCGGCTTGGACTCGTCGAGCGTGTACCCGTCGGAGAGATAGGTGCCGTGACCGAACTGGGTTTTCATGGACATTTCGTTGCCCATTTCAAACCACTTCACGCCACCCGGGTACGGGTCCGCGCGCCACTTCGCGGGCCTGAGCTGGTCGGCCGGGTCGTTGAGGAACCTATATAAGTCCCTCGCGTGGTTGGTCGCGCTCCACCCGTTCGTGCCGTGCCGGAGCCAGGCGGAACCGAAGTTCACGACCCAGGTGAACTCGCCGTTCATCTCGATGCCTTCATCCAGGGCGTACTTGATGTCGTCGTAAGGGTAGGTGCCGGACTTCCCGAAACACTCGTCGAAGAAGTAGCCGTTCCAGCCCCTGTCGCCCAGGCGATTCGTGCCGTCAATGGGCTCGTGACCGAAGCGATAGCCCACCTTGCCCCTATAGCTCGCGTACTTGTCCGCGCCCCAGGTGGTGTTGAGGGCCTTCATGGCGGCGAGGATGCCCGCGCGATACCCCTCTTTGGGTACGCCCGATCCGTCGCCGTAGTTCCAGCCGTAGCCGTGGGGCGCGCCGTAGACATGGTTCCGGTTCGAGCAAATGAGCATCGGGCTTGCCCAGAACTTGCGCGTGGCGTTGATCGTGAGTGTCAGCGTTGCCATCGGATGCCTCCAGCGAAAAGCGACCGGGAAGCCCCAGCCGCCTTCAAAGGTTAAGAGAACCGCTGAACTAAAATAATAGGTAGATAACCACTCTTAGTTGAAAGGAAAACGAGATGAATTATTTGACATTGGGATTTCGCGTCTTCGAGGTGCAAGAACGAGCCGAGGCTTATCACCTGGTCCCCTTCCACACCGCGAAGCAAGCCGCCTACGGCGACGACATGAAGGCCGGCGACCTCGACTTCGACCCGCTCAACGCCGCCCACCGCGCTCAATTGGTGCGCGTTGACGCGGCCCCCACGATCATCCGAAAGGATCCCGCGCACCGCAAGCAAGACGCCGAGGCGTTCATCGCCTCGCTCGAGCAGGACGAGCGCACGAGGGCCGAGTCGCAGCTGCGTGAATGGCTGCGCTAGGCGTAATCTGCCACCTCGAGCGTCATCGCGGGAGCCTCCCAATCGGGGCTCTCGCGAAACCCTACCACGAGCCGATGCAGCGTGCCGCCTGTTGCCGGGTCGTAAAGCTTGATGCTGTCGCCGAGCTGCACCTGGGGCTCGAGCACCACGTCGATCTCCTGCGCGGTCGCACGGCGCATGACATCCACCAGGTGCGCCCTGGCGAGTTCCTTGGCGCGCTGCCGGCTCACGGCGCCCATCTCGATGAGCTTTGTCCGGTGTTTCCACCATTCAGCCCGGTACGTCGTCAGGTCGTCGGACCGGTTCTCGTTGACGAGCCAGCGTTTCAAAAGGTCGGTCGCCACGACGAGTTCGAAGCCATCGGTGGTTTCCACCCAGGTGCCGATTTCGCCGTCGTGGTCGCGCAGCATGGCCACGGCTTCAAGCACCCGGTCTACTTTCAGCTCGACGTGATAGAGCCTGGGCGCGCTCACGACGCTGGACGCGCCCACCTCGATGACGAGCCAGGTGGGCCCGGGGTCGCTGGCGCTCACCATGCCCTTGAGGTCGCCCACGGACAGGTCCTTCGCCTGGCCGTGATGCGCGACCTGATAGCCGGGCAGATACCACGCTTGCGACGTGTCCGGCGCCCCTCCCACATCAGGGGCGAGCATGATCTTCGCCTCGCCCTCGAAGCGCAGCTTGAGGCTCTTGAACCGCTCGAGGTGATTGAAGGGGTACTGCACGCGCATGGCCACGCCGGCGGCAGTGGGCTCGGCGAAGGTGTCGTCGCCCGGCGCGAGCGCCGCGTAGGGGTTTTTTGCCATGATGCCCGCCGCGAGCGCGCTCCAGTTGGGGTCCTGGTCCTCCAAGACGGAGCGAACCACGACGCGGGTGAAGAACTCGGGCGGCTCGCGATCGCGCAGGCCCTTGACCGAGCCGAGCGTGAGCTGCGGGCGCGTGCTCTGGACGAAGTAACGCCCGCGCGGCAGGCCCTCCTCGTCGTCGTAGAACACGTAGTTGGGAGGCAACGCCCCTGCGACGACTTGCAAGAGCTTGTCGCCCTTGTCGGCCTGGTCGAACTCGGCCACGGTCAGCCCGCTGAACTCGAAGCCGCCGTAGTATTCGTTCAAGGTCGGAAGTGCCCCCGCAAGCTCGTAGAGCCGGCCCGCCAGGGCCTCGGGGCTGTTGGCCCAGTTGCTCGTGTCGGGCCAGGCGAGGCCCTTCGCGCCCACGAAACAGACTTCTCCGCCCAGCACGTCGTCCGTATCGAATACGAGGCCCCGTGTGCCGACGTATCGGAACTGTCCGCGCTCGAGCGCGAAGTCCCAGTCGGAGGCGAGCGCCTTCGTGGCTGCGCCCGTGCCGGCGCCCACGCGGGTGTAGATGATCGGGCGCGAGCCCGCTGGCGCGAAGTAGCGGCAGTAGTCGAAATTCGCCTCGGCAATCGCCTCGACCGAGGGCTCGTCGCCCGAAAGCTCGTAGGCATCGGTCGCGCCTGGCGTCGTGAAGTCGTCGAACCTGGGGAACGTCGAGGGCGCGACCCAGGCGATCACGACCCGCGCCGTTAGCTCGTAAGCGGTGCCGGCGGCCGGGGCCTGCGAAGTCCAGTTGACCTCGATGGGCCCGCTCTCGGTCATCCGAAGCACGAAGTGCGTGCCGGCGGTGCGGGTCTGCGTCACGCCCTGAGCGTCCTTCCAGCGGGCCTCGGCGACCATCGCGCCCGAGTGGGGTCGCCAGACGGCGTTCACCGGGTAGGGATCGTTCCCGCTCGAGGCCCTGACAAGGTAGGCGCTGTGCAGGGCCACCACGGGGCGCAGCACGAGCCCGGCGTTCGCCCCCGGCGTGAGGACCTGAGCCCGGTGGTGCAGCTCGGCATCCAGAGCGGCGAGGCGCTGAGACTCGGAGTAGGCCGTCACCTTGAGGGAGGTCACGACTGCGCCCCCGCTCACCGCCCAGCCCTTGTCGAGCGCCCAGACGTGGCCCCGGAACCGCTCGAATCGCTGCCCATTGACGATCTCGGCGTAGGTGACGCGCCGCTGCTCCTTGAACAGGGCGAGCATGGCATCGCTAGGGACCAGTTCGAGGTCGAGGCGCATCACCGGGCTCCTCGATAGGACGGGCGACTGACTTCTGGCAGGGCGGGAGATGATCAACTCCGAGGGAACGACCGTTTTGCCGCCCGCCTCGTCGATGACGGTCAAGATAGGGTAGATGCGGATCTTCCGCTCGTCGAAGGCCGCTTTGGTGGCTTGAAGCAAGGGAATCATCTGCTCGCTCCTGATGTGGCCATGCCGCGAGCGCCCCGCGCGTCAGAGCCGTCGTCTTTGACGGTTCAGCCGCCCACGGGGCCGTCTTTCGCGACCCAACGTAGAAACTACAAAGGCCCTCGCGTCGAAACGGCGTATACGCGAAGCCATTCCGAGCGAGCGCCGAGCCGCGCGAAAGCCGCGAGGCCAATGTAGACAGGGGTTAGCCGGTTCTGAGGTCTCGACGCCGCGGCGAAGCCCCGAGTGGGGGATGCGATCTGACGCGAGTACACCATTTCGCATCCCCCGCCGGGTGCCGTCGAAGGCCACTTCGAGGGGCGCCTAGCCGACCCTCACGATCGCCTGGCCGATGCCGTTCTGGCGGTTCACCACCCGCGTCAGGGTCGCGCCCGCGTTCACGATCGCTTGCTCCACGGCACTCGTGAGCTGACGGTCGGACAGGCCCGACCCGTTGATCTGGATGGCCCCTGCTTCCAGGCTGAGCGTCGGCTGCTGGGCCTGACGGAAGTAGAAGCTGGCCGGCAAGGGGAAAGCCGGGGGCAGCTCGACGACCCGGACGGGCAACGGATTGGCGTCCGTGTACCGCGTCTCCTGGTCGACTTGAGCTTTCATCAGGTCTTTGATGGCATCGAGGTAGTTGCTGATCTTGTGCTGCTCCTCAATGTCGAATCGACCCGACAGATAGCCCGAGTGCCGAAGCTGCTCGTAGCGATCACGGAACTCGGCCTCGATCTGCGCCTTGCGTACTTCCGCTATTTCCCGAGGGTCTTTGCGGTACTCGGCGAGCAAGAGCCGGTATTGCAGCTCCATGTCCCGAGCGACCTTTTCGCCTTCCGCCTCGGTGTCCCACTTGAGCTTGTTGCGCTCAATCTCGAGCCGCTTCAGCTCGCGGTCGATGCTCTGCATCTCCTTGATGCGGGTTAGCATGTTCTCCTGGGCGAGCGCAGGCACCCGAGAGTAGCCCGGCAGCTCGTAGCCCTGGAGGGTCGTGCCGCCCGTCCGCGTCGAGGTCAGCCTGCCGTTGGTGCCTGTCATCCCGAACGCTTCTTGGAAGAACGCCTCCCAATCGCCGTAGTTTCGGATGAAGGTGCCGTTGACGTAGCCGCCCGATGCGAAGGCGTTGAGCGTGCTTTGGACCTGGTTGTTACCGGCGTTGAGCATGCCGAGCTGCTGGTGGAACGCCCTGAGCATCTGGATCTTCTGCCCGAGCTGGTCGAACTCGGCCTCCGCACGCCCCCAGAACCCGATGGACGTGAAAAGGTTGAAGTCGTTTTCCATCGCCAGGAACTGCGTCTCCAGGTTGCTCCTGAGCGCCTTGATCTCGTTCTCGGCCGCGTTGGCGAACTGCCTCAAGAAGCCCTCGGCGTTCTTGATGGCCCCTTCCCAGGCGTTCTCGAAGGCACGAGCGGCCTCTTGAGCTTCCTCGGCGGCTCGACGCTCGGCATCGGCGCGATCCTCGGCCATGTCGTCGTTGAGATGCTTGAGCCACTTGCGAAGCTCGGTGTACCGCTGACGGCCCCATTCGGTGCTCTGGTCGGTCGCGGCCATTTCCGCCTCGATGCGCCGGGCGGCTTCCTCCTTGGACACCTCGTTGAAGTAGAGCAGGTCGGAGAGCGCCTGGTCCCACTTCGCCGCGGCGTCCTCACGCTGCTGCTGCTCGAGCTCTTGGATCTGAATCTGCAAGTCCTCGAGTTGCTCTTGCGTGATGCCAGCCGTGCCCTGGAGCCGCTTGAGTTCGGCGACCACATCGGCGACGGTCGCGCGCCCGAGCTTCTGCAAGCGGGTGATGCGCGCGATCGCGTTGTCGATGGTCTCGGCCACCTCGGCGCGAGCATTCGCCTGCGCTTGCTTCTCGGCCTCGGCGATTCGGCGGTTCTCCTCGGCGGCGATGGCCGCTTCTTCCTCGGCCGTCACGAAGCCCGGGGAGTGACCAATCGGGATGAGGCCCAGGAACTTGGTCGTTTTCTCGCGATCCTTCCTGAACTTCTCCCGCGTCTGCCGCCCCCAGAGCCGCGCCTGCTCGACGGGGTCCTGGTTCCAGCCTGCGATCTCGTCCTGGTGCGAGCGGTTGATCTCAGCCGCGCGCCCCAGGTCGCGGAAGCTGCCGATGATGAGGTCGAGGAAGCCCCCGATGAGCGCCCCCTTGAGGCCGCCCAAGGCCCCGGCGCCGCCGAACAGGCCCCCGATCTTCTGCCCGACCTCACTCGAGGCGAAGGCGTCGCTCAGGCCCTTCTTGGCGCTGGCCTGGATGGCGTTCTGGATGCCCTCGATGGGGTCGCCCGAGCCGAACACGGTGTCGAGCGCCCGTTCCAGGCCGTCGCGGGTCTGGTCGAAGATGGCGTCGGCCATGGCCGTGCCCGTTTCCTTCGCAATCGCCTCGCTGTCGCCTTTGTGCTTGGCTTTCAGCCGGTCGCTCTCGGCCCGAAGCTGCGCGAGCTGGCCTTCCGCCTCGGCGACGGCCGACCAATCCACGAGCCCGTCAGTCGGGTTCTTGAGCTGCTTGAGCCGCATTTCGAGCACCTGCTGCTCGGCCTCGATACGCTTCTGGGCCGCTTGCAGCTCGGCGTCGAGGTCGCTCTGGCGCAGCCGGCCGATCTCGGCGAAGTAGGTGGTCGCGTCGATCCGCTGGCGGTCGTAGAGGCGCTGGACCTCGGCGCGCTTGCGCTCGTTGGCCGTCTTGGCGTCCTCCTCCTCCCAGTCGAGCACCTTGAGCTTCATGTCGCGCTCGGCTTCGGCGCGGGCGACGGCGAAGTCGGCGGCTTCCCGCTCGGCGTCCTTGCGGGCTTCAACCGCCCTTTCGCGCGCCTCCCGCTCCTTTTCGATGTTCGACACCTTCTGCTCGATGTGAGCCAGCTCGAGGCGGCGGCTGAGGTCGAGCACCTCCTGCTCCGAGCGAGGCAGCTTCTTGAGCTGGGCCAGGTAGTTGTTCATGACCTTGATGCGGCCAGCGAGCCCGCCCTTCCAGGCGTCGTTCTTCGACAGGGCGTGGTTCATGTCGTCCATGAGGGCGCGGACGGCCTCGTCCTGGCGCTTCTCAAGCTCGCGCTGTGCCTGCTCGGCGGCACGCTGGGCGTCGCTCTTGCCGCCCCGGCCCCGACGGGTCGAGCCGCCGCCCCCGAGCGTCCTCGGGTTGGGCGTGTAGTTGAGCCCGCCGCCCCGAGGGCCGGTCATGCCCCTGCCGCCGCCTTGCAGACTCTTGAGGAACGCATCGGGGTCCATGCCCTGATACTTCGCCTCGACGGCCTGCCGACGCCGCTCGGCCTCGCTCGGAATGGCCTTCCACCGCTCGGCGTTCCAACGCCGGGCTTCGGCGAGGTCCTGCTGGACGAGGGGGCTTGCCGGGAACCGCTCACGCAACCAGATCATGCCCCGATGGACGAGGTTCCCCGCTTGCTGGACGCGCTCGTTGACGTTGATCGCCCAGGCGTTGAGGGTCTTGTCGGCTTGCCCCAGGAGGTTGATGACCCAGATGACGCCCCGGCCGACGTTCACGACGGCCTCGGCGAGCTGGGCCATGCCCGCTCGCGCGTCGTAGGCGAAGGCCATCATCGTGCCGTGCAGGCTCGTCGTGGCCTTCTCGTCGCCCATGATCTCGTGCAGGAGGTCTTGAGCGCCCTTGGTCAAAATGCCGAGCGCGTCTTGGCCGACGACCGCCATGAACTTGTCGCCCATGTCGGCAATCGAGCTGGTGACGCCATCGAGCGACTGGCTCTGCATTTCGGCCGCGGCGTTGAAGTCCGCGAGCTTCTGGGTCAGCACGTCATAGAGCTTGCCTTGCTCGATGAGCTGCTTGATCTGCTTGCCGCTCAGGCCGATGGAGGCCGCGAGCTGCGAGTTGTCGATCTGCTCGCCACTCAACAACGCCCGCATTTCGGACTTGGCCTGGTCGGCGTTGATGCTCAACACCTTCATGGCGTTGGACATGGCGACCGTGAGCTTTTGGACCTGCTCGGGCTTCATGCCCGCCGCCATGCCAGCAGGCAGCGCGACCGCGAACTGCTCGACGAGCTCCTTGGTCGTCGCGGTCGTTTTGAGGGCGTCTTGCTGAATCTGGCGGAACAAGCCAGCCGAGAGCTGCTGTGCCGCCTTGATCTTCTCGATGCCCTGGAGCACCTGGCCGTTGGCGGTCGTGATCTTGCCGTTGGCCGCCAGGATGGCCGCGACCTGCAAGTTGAGCTTCTGCAGGTCGTTCGCCGCCTGGACCGCCTTCGCGCCGAACATGGCCAACCCGCCAGCCGCGACGCCCGCGAGCGCGCCCTGCAAGAGCCCGAACTTGCCCCGCAGATCGCTCACCGCCTTGTTGAGCTGGCCGACCTTGCCCTTGAAGCTGTCGGTCTGCCGCTCAGCGTTGCGGATACCCTGGTTGTATTGCTCGGCACGGAGGTTCAGGCGGACAAGGATCTCCCGTTCCGTCGCCATGTTCACCTCCAAAGAAAAAGGCGAGGGCCACCCCTACCCGGGGAGCCCCCGCCTGCGTTGCAGCGCCAGGTACTCGCTGGCCGACATGGCCTTGTAGCCGCCTATGACGGGCATCTCCCAGTCCTCGGTGGAAAGGTTCTGGTTCCAGAAGCCGCCGTCGGCCAAGACGTAGATCGCGGCGCGGCTATAGCGTGCTAATACGTCGGCGGGGTGGAGCTTGTATCGCTCGCAGACGCGCTCGATGAGGGCGTGGAAGTGGGCCCACTCGGGGGTTTCGAGATATTCAGGGCCTCCACCATTCTTGCGGACAGGACGCCGCGCCCCCAGAGCTTTCCCAGGGTGTCGGCCACCTTGTTCTTCCGCACCTGGGCCTTGACGAGCTCAATCACCTCGGCGAGCGAGGCGTTGTAGTTGAGCCAGGCTTCGTCGAGGTTCGGGTCGTAGGCCTGGAGGATCACGACCGCGAGCTCGGTCAGGTCCTCGTCCGATTCCACGATCGCGGCGGTGAGCGCGGCGGCGAAGGCGTCCTCGCCAGCGAGCCACGCCTCGAGCAAGAACTTGAGGTAGGGCCCGATGAGCCGCTTCATGTGCCGCTCGGTGCCGTAGGGCAGGTGCGTGATGGTGATCTCGCGTCCGCCGATTGTCACCTTGTCGATGCTGGCCTCCGCGCCTTCCAGCGCCTCGTTGATGGCCGCGCCCAGCTCCTCGTCGGTCGTGATGGGCTTGGGCGGCTCCACCATCGCGTCGAGGATGCTGCCGGGCGTGCTCGTGGGCGAAGGCGCGCCCTTGCGCTTCTGCTGCTTCTTCATGGGGGTGTGGTCCTCCTACGCAGCGCGAAGGGCCCCTCGGCGGGGGCCCTCAGCGCGTCAGAGATGGATGAGGTCAGGCGATGGGCCCCTACGCCACGGATGGCGTAGGGCTTAGCTCACGCCCGGGAAGCGCAGGTAGTGGTACGCCACGATGGGCTGCTTCTTGCCGTCGAGGGTCACTTCCTTGCCGTAGGCGCGCAGCTGCACGGGGATCTTCGCGTTCGAGCGCGCGTCGGCGAAGTTCGGCTGGTAGTTGCCGACCGAGCTGACGCACGGAACGTAGATGATCGCCTGTTCGCCGTTGCGGTCCGTGAACACCGTCTTGAGGGCCTTCTTCGGCACCGCGAAGCCGCCGATGGGCTTGACGTACTGGCGAATCCACTTCACGTCGTTGCCGGCGGCGGGCGCGGCCGAGAGCGCGGGCTTGACCGTGACCTCGCCGGTCGCCTCATCATAGTCCTCGATGTAGGTGTCCTCGAGGCCGTTGGCTGTCTCGACCTCGATGCGCTGGCCGATGACGATGCCGGCGCCGGCCGTCTCGAGGGTAAACTTGGTGGTCGTGGGCGCGGGCGCGGCAGCGACGGTATCGGGCGCGGGGCTCGCGCCGTAGTCCTTGGTCGTGGGCGCGCCGCCGGCCGCGAGGTCGACCGCGCGGGCCGTGTACTCGTCGAAGGTGAAGCCCACCGTCCCGTCGCGGCCGATCACGGCCTGGACCTTGGTGGTGTTCGGGTGCCCCGTCTTGAGCTCGAACATTTCAGCGGGGAAGTCGTAGGACTCCGAGCCCGCCTCGATCACGCCCTCCCAGACCCACTTGCCGGTCTGGTCGTTCTCGGGCGTGCCCTCGGGGGCGGTGAACACGTCGACCACGCCGATTCGCACGTTGCGCTCGTGCAAAAGTTCCTGCGAAAGACCTTCCATCGTTTGTTTCCTCCCGGCGTCTAGCCGTAGTAAGCGAACGTCACCTGGCAGAACACGAGGCCGCCGCCTGTGGGGTCAGGCAGCAGCTCCCAGCCCCCGCTTGCGAGCGAGAAGTCGGCGAGTGCCCCCGTGCCGGGGAGCCGCCGCCCGTGCGTCAGCCCGAGGGCTGTGGTCAGCGCGTTGGCCTCGTGCCAGGCCTCCTCGGGGGTCACGCCGTAGCAGTAGACGGCGAGCTGGCCCTCGAGCCGGCCCGGGATGGGGGTGGGGTCGCTCATTCGCTGGTAAATGAGCCGGAAATAGGGACGCTTGGGCTCTTGAGCCTGCCTGCTGGTCGGCCGGGCGGTTCCCAGGACCACCGGCATGGTGGTCGCGCCCTTGATGATGTGATTCAGAACCGTTGCCGCGTCGGTCGCCTTCATGGCGTCAGCCCTCCTCGTTCGACCGGATGCGCCGGCGCACGCCGCGCTTGCCCTCTCGGGCGCGGTCGCGGTCGCGTGAGGCTGCTTCGCTCGACGGGCTCGGCGTGAGGCCCAGGCCCACACTGTCGTGGCGGGTGCCGTCGGCGAGGGTCACTTCCCACGACCCGCGCGCGCGGCCGGTGTCGATTGGCGTGTCGACGACGATCTCGCGCAGGAGGAACAGCGCGCCGTCGTTGAGCGCGCCTTCGAGCGCGGCGTCGGGGTCCGCCCCGTCGATGATCCAGTCGATGGCGCGGTCGAGCGCCCGGTTGAGGTTCGCCGCCCCGTTGGCGAGGTTGATGTCCACCATGCCGTCGGGGGCCTGGCGGGAATGCCCCTCCTCGAGCGCGGGCATGTACACGAGGTCGGTGTAGACCTCGGCTTCTTTGAGCGGCTGGGTCACGTCGAGTGTGCGCCAGAGCCGATGATGGTCCTCGAGCTCGAACCGCTGGGGCACATCAATCCCCCCTTTCGATCGGAAGCCTTCGCACGGCGAAAATGCTGGTGAGCGCACCGGGCCTGGCCCAGACCGCCTGATGCGCCTCCCCGTTGATGACGAACTCGACGCGGGCGAGCTCGGGGTAAGGGCCGCCCTCGGTGTCGGTCGGGTCGTCGAGCCGCGTTTGCAAAAACGCCTCGATCGCAGCCGTGCGGGGCAGCTTGACGATCAGGTCGCCGGTCTCGAGCACCCCGCCTGCGGCCGTGATGAACCCGAGACTCGCAGGCCTCACGTCAGGCGCGGTGACAGCGAGCGTCAACGGCTCACCGCGCTGGGTTTCGCGCACCGTCGGGTCCATCGAGAGCGAGTCCCATTCGGGTGTCTCGGGCCAGCGGCACAGCACCAGGGAATAGTCGAGGCGCAGCCCCGCCTTGGGGAGCTGGGCGAGCCCTTTGGCAAGCTGCTCACGCGCCTTCTCGATGGGACTGGGCATGGCGCGCTACCTCCCAATGACCACGTCGATGGGGTCGTCATTCCAGCCGATCAGGTCAGCCAAGCGGCGCGCGAGCAGCTTGCGCGAGTCCGCCGGATCGATGCTCACGCCCTCGGCCTCGATGCGCGTCGTCGAGAGCTCACTGTCGGCGGCTTCGATGAGGATGCGTGCGAGCTCACCCAGCTCGGTGTCGTCGAGCTGGTCGATGAGCGCCTCCACCTCGGTCGCCTCGTCACGCTTCACGCCCAACAGCAACCGGGCCTGGAGCTTCTGCGCGGGTGTGGCCGGCATGGGGCTCACCGCCCCTCGCGGGGCACCCCACGCGAGCGGCGTCGACCCGCATGCGCATCGGTGGTCCTTCCAGGGGCCGGGGGCGTGCGGAATGCCGCATCACCCACGTCGCCCCCCTCGGGGCCCGTTGCTGACGATTCTGGCGCGATTGGCGGGGTGTCTTCACGCGAGGCGACCGCCTCATCGTCGACGCCAGGCACGAGGCCTTCCCAGTCGTTCGGCGAGTACTCGTGAGCGTCGACCACCCGCCCCGACAGGGCACTGGCAATGCGCTGGGCCTCGTGAGGCGCGATGGGCTCGGAGACCCCGTTGATGAACCGGGCACCGCCCGCGATGTCATTGAAGCTGGGCCAGCGGTCGACCACCACGCGCTTGGTCTTCTCGATCATGGGCTACCTCCGTACTCGTGATGGGGGAGGGGCGCCCCAAGGCACCCGAAGGGCTGTTGCCCAACGTGGCCTCTAGCGCCCCTCCCGGCGCGCATCAGTTCTTGATGCCCTTGAGCCGCGCCACCGACAGGGTCGAGTAGAGCGCGGTGCCGGCATACCACTTCACGCGGTAACGCTCGGCATCCTTGTCTTGAACCGTACCGACCGGCTGGACCCGGATGCCCGCGGAGGCGCCACCGAAGAGGCCCTGGAAGGCCCCCTGGCCGATGCGCACCGCGTAGACCGAGACGGTGTTGTTGGCCGCGCCCTGCTGCTCATTGGCCATGACGAACTCGCTCTTCAGCACCGGCGCGCCGTTGAGCGTGAGCACCGGCCGGCCGAAATTGGGCAGCTGGAGCATGGCCGAGTCCGTGCCACCTGCCACGCGCAGAAGCGCCTTGTACGAGCGGATGGTGCGCTCATTCATGAGGTAGCAACTCACGGGCCCGCCCTTGACCTTGTCCGCGAGCTGGTCGAGCAGGTCCCAGTTGAGGTCGGCACCGTTGGGGCCCGCCTCGATGGTCTGGGTGGGCACCACCAGGTGCTTGAGGCCCGTGAAGCTCTTGGTCTCCGTCGCCGTGAGGGTGATGGTGGCATCCGCCGCACCCTTGTTCGCGGGGTTGAGCGTGAGCCTCAGGTACTTCGAGGGCATCTCGGAGCGCACGACCACCTGGCCCGTCGCGCCAGGCAGGGCCACCCAGGCGCCGGGGTTTACGTCCCCCGGGGCGGTGTAGCGCACCTGAGACCCGTCGGCGTCGAGCTCGAGGTAGCCCTTGCCCTTGCCGTGGTTGTCGGACACCTCGTCGACCGAGACGACGAAGCCCGCGGGAGCACCCGCGATGTTGCCCCCCAGCACCTGGAAGGCGGCCCCATTGATGAGGGCGTGGCGGAACTTCCGGGCCACCGCCTTGGTCTTCATGCCGACCTGAATCGCGGTCTGGTCGTTCGTGTCGCCCATCGTCTCGTCGAGGAACGCATCGACGTCCACGTCGCCGAGGATGGCGCGCAGCACGACCGTGATCTCCTCGACGGTGCCGGCGCTCTCGTCGATGGTGTCGTTGGGCGCGTAGAAGTCGGCTTCCGGCAGGGCGAGCTCGCGGTTGTACACGAGCGACTTGCCCGAAAGGCCCCGGAAGTCGAGCACGTTGAAGAGATCGTCTTCGGTGTAGATCTCCTCGATGAGGCCGCTCATCAGCTCGTCTTGCGAGAGCCGCTCGGCCACTTCCTTCAAAAGAGGCATGCGTCAGGCTCCTTTCTACGCCCAAGCGAAAGCCCCCGGACCCATCGGCCCAGGGGCTGCGCTCGGGGCGCACTTAGCCGCCGCTGCTGGTCCGCAACCGGGCGAGACCCGCGGCGATCTTCGCGGTAGACGTGGAGAGGTTCTGCTTGTTGCCACCAGGGGCCGTGCCGCCCCGGCTGCCGCTGCCCGTCGTCACCTCGGCCTTGAACATGTGCGGGTTCGCTTTCGCGAACTCGACCATGAACTCGTCGACGGTCATGTAGTTGCCGTCCTTGCCGTAACGGGGCTGACCGCTCGTGCTCAGAACGACGATGCCGCCGTCCTCGTCGAAGCCAATCTGGTCGTTCACCAGCTTCGCGACCTGCTTGGCGTTGACGGGCGACAAGGGCGCGACCGCCGCAATGATGGCCGTGTGCCGCTTCTCGTCGAGCAGCACCTCGATCTGCTTGTCCTTCTGGGCGATGACCTCGTCCTTCTCGGCGAGCGCCTCCTTGTGGGCCCTCTCGAGCTGGCCCTTGAGGTGGTCGTACTCCGAGCGCGGGATCGTGCCCTCGTCCTTGCCCTTGGGCTTCTCCTTGCCGTCTGGCGTCTGGGTCTGGGACTGCGATTCTGCCGCGCGGGCCTTGAGCGCCTCGTCGAGCTTCTGCTTGAAGTCCCGGTCCCACTTGCGGCGCTCTTGCTCGAGTCGGCGGCCGACGACCTCGTCCAGTTGCTTCTGCGTGAAGCGTGGCTGGTTGTCTTCGCTGTCGCCGTCTGCGTGGGCGCCGTCGCCCGATTCGGAGCCGCCCGCGCCGGTGCTGTTGGCGCTCTCACCGCCATCGGCCCCGTCGAAATGGATCCCACGGGGATGCCCCGAGTGGGAGCGCATCCACGGGCCCATCCACGGCCCCCAGGTCGCAGAGCCCGGAGTCGGAGCGACACGCACGGAGTTGGAAAGCAGCATTTGAACCTCCTTTCGGCCTCGATGGCCGCCGTTTAACGCCCGTCGGCACGAAACCAGGCCCCGCGCGAGAACACACGGGGCCGCGCGGGGGAGCGCATGTGCGCTCGGTGGCCCGCCCGCTGCGGGATTGGAGCCAGGCGTTGGCCTTCCGCCTGGCTCGAGGCGCTGGGAGGCCGACTTGAACGGCCTTCTGCCGGTCACCCACCAAATCCGGCGCCCGACCTGGCCCAGCACAATGGGTCGCCGCGCGCTGCGACGACCCATCGGAGGAGGAGAGACGTGGGTGAATACGTTACAATGGTTGCTTGTTATAGCCAGCCTATTGCTCGGGGCTTTCGATGATTCACCTTGTTCTTGATACGTCCGTTTTGCTTCACGACCCCTATCGCAGGCGTGCGAGCACGGAGACCCTCGAAAACCTCGCGGAACGCGATGTGGTGAAGGTGCATCTGCCCAACATCGTGGATCGCGAGCTGCGTTCGAACCATCTGAAGCGGATCGACAAGCACTTCGGAGACTCCGCAGCTCAAATCAAGAAAGCGGCTGATCGGTTGGCACAAGAAGGCATGTATGCCGGACACACCGAAGCTAATGCCCTCAAGCGCAAGCTAGAAGAGGCCTTAGGCGAATTGGAAGCGCTTCGAGAACGCCTCCCCGAGAGCATCGATGCTTCGATGGCACGCTGGCTCGGAAGACTGAGCGCGGCGCGATACGACTTCGCCCCCGGTCACTCCACGCGCGTCTTTGAGTCCTATTTTGCCGACTCGCCGCCGTTCGACATCGCCAAGAACAAGGAGAGCAAGGAAAAGCGTGAGCATCTCCCTGATGCTTTCATCCTGGAGGCCGTGCGCGAGCTCGCTGCGGACCCCGATATCGAAGAGCTGCACGTCGTTTGCCACGACAACAACCTGAGGGCGTGTTGCGCCGCAGTCGCAGGGGTTCGAGGCTACGAGACAGTCGAGGCGTTCTTGCAAGAGGGACCGTGTCTTCAGTACCTCATCGAGAACGACGAATACGTCTATTTCAACATCGAGCGCATCCGCGAAGGTGTTTGCCAGTTCACACACACTATCTTCGATGCGGTCAAAGACGACATCTTGCGAGAGCTGAGGCGCATGCACTTGCGGGAGATCAAGAACCTTCCGTCCAGCTATGATGAATTTGAGGTGAAGCGGTTCAGGCGCCCCTACATCGAGGTCGATTCCGTGGAGCCCTATTGGGACAGCTTGACGGCCACGTTCCAGATCACCGCGGATTGCGAAGTCGAGTTCGTCGACGAGGAGGATTGGTCGACGGTGATAAGCGACGACCGGACCCTCAACTTCGTAGCGACCATCAAGGTGGCGCTTCCCGCCGTTCCGGCCGAAAGACTGGAGATCTCGGAAGAAGCCGTTGACGCGCTGATGAGGGCTTCGACGTTCACCCTGGAATCGGTCGATAGCGTCGAGCTGGAAGACTAGGGCCGATCCGCCCGTGGAGAAAAACCAGGGTAGACCTTCCGGCGCGCCACGTCTTTCTCCCTAAAGCCGCCTCCCGACAGGAAATACGCGACCTCGTCATGCGACAGCGGCGCAAGCCGCGGATTTTCCGGCCAGTCGGGGTGATGGGGCGCGACCCGTGACCGGCACAGGTGAAAACGTGGCTCGGCGCCCTGCCCGATGGCCGGTGGACGTTTGCCGTGCCAGGCGCGCCAAGCGAAATCCTCGCCGATGTCGCGGATCTGGCCGTGGAGCCCGAGGCATATTGGGGTGGAGCGGACCTTCGCGCTCACCCAGACTTGCTTGAGCTCCGGGAGGGTCTCTTTCGCCTGGCGAAGGGTGCTCGTGTGCCCCTCGTTGAAGGCGTCGTTGACGCCGAGCCGAGTCACGAGAATGGCGTCTTTGTACGCCAGGCGCACGAACTCACCCTCGCGGGGCGCCATGAGCCGTCTCGCAATCGAGCGGGTGCCGTCGCCGCTAGCGATGCCGACCATCAGGCGCTCGCGAATGGCTTCGACACCTGCTCCTGCCCGGCGTAAGGCCTCAGCGTCGTCAGCGGCGGCCGCGGCCGCCACGCGGACTTGCTGGATGATCTGGACCCGGATGCGCTCGAGAGTCCCTTCGAGGAAGGACGCCCGGCCGTCGATGACCGCCAGCAGAGCATCCGTTGGCACTCTTGGGGCGAAGATGCCCTTGAAGCCACCATAATAAACCGCGACCTCCTCGAAGGTTTGCTCCTGGCCGAGCATGTAGCTGGATTCCATCTCGCGCCTGAGCTCCCCGACGGCCTCCTGGCGCAACAGTGCGAGCGCCTGGTTGATGTCGTCGATGACACCCGCGAGGTATGCCGGTGTGTAGGTCCGGCTCTCGCCCCAGCGGTCCTCAAACGCGAGGATGCGGGCGAAGAGCTCCTCGCGGGTGCGCTCGAGCACCCGGTACAGCCTGAGCGCGCTTCGATCCTCGTGCTTCAAGCGCTCCACGGTGTGCGCATCGAGCCGCCGATTGAAGCGCTCGACCTGGTCGCTCATGCCGAATCACCCCCTATGCCGCGTGTTGGCCGTCTTCTCCCGCCGGACTCGCGGCTTTCGCGATGCCGGACCCAGGCTCGAGCGGCCCGGCTTGTCCCAGTGCCTGCTCATGTATGGCCCCGAGGGTCAGAAGCTGGGCGAGCTGGTTGTTCTGCTTGATCTCCTCCACGATCGCCGCGAAGTCGTCGTCGCTCACGTCGGGCAAGAGCTTCCGGACGAGCCCCTCGAGGTAGCGCTGCCAGAACGTCGGGCCCAGATCGCCCACCTGTTTGACGGTCAGGGCCTCTTGCAGCTCGTCGGCGAGGGCCTTCACGTTGAAACGGCGCGGGTAGACGACCCACGTCGCCACGTCATCCGGCTCGTAGGGCGTCTTCGTCCACAGGCACACGAGCTCGGCGAGCTGGCGCTCGGCGGCCTCGAGCCCCCGGGCCTTTTCGGACAGGGCCGAGTTGAGCTTCTCGAAGTCGAAGCTGGCCTCGGTGGCGGTCTTCGCGCGAGAGGCCTTCTGGCCGCCTTCGGTATCGAGCAGGGCGTCTTCAAAGATCTGCTCGCGGAGCCGGTCGATGGCTTCGAGGATGAGCTTGCCCTGCGAGGCGTCGGGGCTGAGGAAGTGCGGGGCGTGCTGCGCCTTGTCGTTGAAGAGAAAGATGCGCCGGGTGCCCATCTTGATCATCTTCTCGCGCCGCCCCTCGGCGTTCTTCTCGGTTGAGGCGATGAGCCCCGCATCGGGAATTGCGAGCTGAGAAAACGTCTGGTCGCAGATGACGTTGGAGAGGCACGATTCGAAGTTCGCCACCGCCTTGTCCTTGTAGGCGATCTCCTCGGTGAGGGCGATCGCCCGGTACCGGCTCGGGCCCTTCTTGTGGGCGAGCTGGATGACGGGCACCCGGCCCAGCGGGTGTTCGCCTTCTTCAACCAGGCGGTAGGCGGTAGGGCCGTTTTCGCCCGTTTTCTCGTAGAGGTGCCAGGACGTCCGTGTCCACAGGCGGAAGCGCTCCCGGAACTTGCCTGATGCGGTAAACGGGTCCTCGTCGTCGCGCTTGTACTCGCGAATGAGGACCCATGTGAACTCGTCATCCTCGTCGAGCCCAAAATCGAGCACGTCCGTCGGGTAGACGATGTAGGCATAAGGCCTGAGCCCCAGCGATTGCGCGTGGGCCTGCGTGAGTACTTGGCCCTCGGGGAGCCTGGGAGCAGCCGGCATGTCCACCACGAGGTAGATGGGGCTGACCGCGCCGCTTTTGTCCGAAGCCTCGCGCATGAGGTCGTCGATGGACACCGCGTCTTTCCCGCGGTTCGCGCGCTTCCAGAAATCGAGCACGGCCGCAGGGGCTCCTTCCGCGCGGGTCACGGGCACCTTGAAGGTGTGTGCCGACCAGATCTCGACCACGTCCCGGCTGATGTTGTCCCTGTAGGCGCGCTTCAAACGGTCCTCGAACTCACGGTCGCCCTCTTTGTAGAAGCGGACGATGTGCTTCTTGAGCCAGCCGGGGCCGCCCTCGAAGGTGTCGATGAGGAACTGCCAGTGGGGCAAAAGCTCGTCGTAGGCGGGGTGCCTGCGAGCGAGAAACTGAAAGCTCTGCGTCATACGCGCTCCTAAGAGGCCTCAGGCAAGCCAGACGAGCCGCTTCGCAGCTCGCGCACCTCGAAGAAGCCAGCAAGGTCGGGCTCTTGCGCCATGGCGAGGCGGGCATAGCGGCTCGTGTACTGGTCGTTGAGCTTGAAGTGGGGGTCGCTTGTCGTGATGGCCGTCTCCCAGCGCATGCGCTCGAAAATCATCGCGGCCGAGCCCCTGGCGCGGCGTGCGCGGAGCTGGCGCGCGAAACGGACGAACATCTCGTAGACGTGCGGGTTCTCAGCGTGAAACCGCTCGAACCGCTCTTGAATGGTGGGTTTTCGAGTTGCCATCTCACATCACCTCTTTGTCTCAAGGCAGCCAAACGGCAGGCCGTTGCCACATCGATTTGTAAAGAGTTCACCGCTGGGGCAGTGCAGCATTTGAATTCGCGTTACGATGGGGTTGATTGCTTGCGAGGACGGTTGACTGCTCAATGCAAAACAGCGCATATGAATGCCCGTTGTGTGGCGGTCGTCTGGAGTACGCAGACGACCGTCAAAAGACGTTGCGCTGTTCGTCGTGTCAGGCGCTCGCAAGCATCAACGCCCAGGGGGCCTGCATCTTGCTCCCACCTGCTGGGGCTCCGGTTACGGTCAAGAGCCTAAAGCGCATCGACAATCAGTAGCTCAGACCCTCAGGCTCGAACGCTTCGAAATGGCCGAGCTGCGCCATTGCTTGGCTCCAGGCGTCGACCTGGTCGTCGTGGGCCCCACGCGGGAAAGCGGCGCACTCCTCGATGAACTCGGCCACCCACTCGTGTCCCGGCGCGTCCGGGTCGGGGAGAAAGCAATTTCCCGCTTCGAGGAAGGGCTGCGCGGCGTTTGCGCGGGCGACCTTGCCGCCCAAGGGCCTCACGGGGATGATGCCGGGAATCTCGTGACCCAGCTCTTCAATCACCGCGGTCCCGTTCGCGGCATCCTCGATGAAAATGCCGCCGATGTCGGGGTACAGCCGCTTGAGGTTGCGGATGGCGGCCTTGGTGGCCGCATAGCCCAGGCGCTCGCGCACCTGGTGCACGAGAAAGAACCGCGCGCCCGCGCGGCCCCAGACCTGCAAGACCACGAATTC